ATTCACGTTCTTGCTCATCGAGCGTTAGTTCGTGAAAAGCTTTAGTCTTGGCAGGACCTTTGGGTTGACCTGACGCTGGAGTAGTCGCTTTTCTGAGTTGAGAAAGTTCTTTCTCATACTCTGCAACCTTTTTCGACAAATCGGAGGCGGACTCCGCTTTAAGCTTCACCTTTGCAATTCCAACCGCATCCTTGATACCCGCTGGGTAATTGCGCAGGATAGCGTGGTTTTGCAGCATTTCCGTTACGGCTTTATACAGAGGAGTATTTGAGTCTTTGAGTTCAGGGTTTGCGTCAACCTCTTCCATCAGATTCTTATCCCACGCAGACTTTAGCTCTGTCTGGGTTTTCTGCTCGAACTCTTTCCTGTCCTCAACTTCAATGTCACCAGCTTTTTGTTCGGCAAGTTTTGCAAGATCGTCACGGCCTTCATCACGGTAGCTCTTTGCTGCTTCCCTGTAATCTTCCGCGCTAAACTTGCGACTGCTCGCCTTTGTCTCGCTTTGAGTAGTTTCTGAAGTCTTCCTTGCCCTTTCAGCCTCGATCTGCTCTCGTTCAGCTTTGATTCTGGCTTTCTCTGCTCGGACATCTTCCCACTCTTTCTCAAGTCGCGACTTAGCCTTCTCGTAACGGGTAGGCTTCTTTTCGGAAGCCGACTCCGACTTGTCTTCTGAAGATTGCGTTGTTAAAGAACTTTTATCTTCCTTGGATTTCTCCTCGGTAGACGAAACATCATCCGATGCTTCTGTTTGTTTTTCGGCTTTTTCAGCAGGCGCGGGTGTCTGCTCGTTATCTCCGCTTGAATTTACCTCTGTTTCCGTTTCAACTTCTGGCTCATCCTTGGGGATTGTTTCCAATCCCGCATCGGCTGCTGCCGCAAGTTTCAACATATCCAGTTCAGTAACTTCCGTTGAATCTGCCATTTGACCCTTTCTTACGCTTGTGGGTAGGGAGTCATTCTACCTCAAGGTTAGTCGGCTACTGGTTCATCCGATCCATCCCCATAGCCTGGAATGGCGGAGTTAAGTTTTTGGGATGCGAGCGATTCTAAGGTCGCAACACAACCACGGAAACCTTTAGCATAACCACAAGCGTCTGCAAGTGCCTCTGGTTTCTTCATCACGGCAGAGGCGTTTTGACGTAAGGTTAGGTTAAGTAAGACAAGACTAAGCTTCTTGCCAGTAGGGGTGGATAGGAAGCCAGTCCACGCCTTCTCGTCCTCATCCTCCCACTTAGGTTCGTTGACCCATTCTTGATCTCTGATAAACGCCAGTATTGCTTTTAGTTTTTTCATAGCTTTATTGCCAAAGAATCGCCTTGGAATAAGACTGCCTCCTTATCCTTAAATACCTCAACCAACGCTTGTTGCACAGACTTAAAACTCCAATCATGCCCAGCCATTACCCCGCCAGCCCCAAGCTTGGCCTTCCAGCCATTTAAGTCTGCCAGTACGCTTTCGTAGCGGTGATCTCCGTCTATGTAGATAAAGTCTAGCCCACCATCCTTAACAAACTCTAAGGCATCTAGGCTTTTCCCGCGACTATAGGAAACATTGCCAAGCGGGGTTGTGCGCTCTTGGAATGCCTCAAAAACAAATTTCATCGGGCATTGTTGGCTGGCTACATCGTTAATATCATACCCATTTAGCCAAGGATCAATCGCCATAACCTCCTTGAAATGTTTAGCAATAACCACCGTACCTTCCCCGCTGTAAGCCCCAATCTCAACCGCCTTACCATTCGCACCCGCCTCATTCGCCCACTCACACAGTTTTGCTAGACCTTCCGCTTGGAAGGCATCTCGCATTACTGGTACTTTCATCAGCCAAATCTGGCAGATGGAGTATTAACTGTCGAGAACTTTCTTGGTGCTGGAGCTTGTCTTGGCTGTTGCATTCCCATTCCCATTCCAGCTACAGGCATGGCTGGTTGTGTGGGTTGCATTCCAGGCTGTAGGTTTGCAAAGCCTGCCGCAGCATCTTGGTTCATCGTATTGCTACGCTGGATGCCTTGCTGGAGAAAGTTTTGGAATGCTTGCATTTTTTGCGGGTTCATTTGCCCTGATGGTCTTGGACCAGCAATTGTTGATATTGGTTCAGGTCCTTGCTGCGGTTGCTCTTGCATCAATTTGTTTACGCCTAAAGCATATCTTCCAAATTCTCTTTGAATGTTTTCCGCATTCTGATCTGGAGCAGGCCCACCCATGCCACCGCCTGGTGGGATTGACGGTTGAGTTCCTCCGCCCTGTCCTTCGTTAAGATAGCTTGATTTAAGTTGATTTAAGACGTTAACTTGACTTGGCGAAACTTTAGAATAATCGAGTAAGCCTTCTAGGAAACTTTGTTCTGATTGTCTTGCTAGGATAGGATTGGGTTTTCGTATGTCTTGGGCATATTGAGGATTTGCAACATTAAATTTGTTGACTTCAGCCATTTGATTTTGCAGGAACTTTGCATAATTTTCTTGCATCAATTGTTGGTTAAATGCAGTTCCTGGTTTTGGTTTCAATTGTGGATTTTTATCCAAAAATTGTTTTTGAAGCTCTCCCTCTAATGCTTGGAAATATAGTGGCTTCCCAGCATTGGGATTTGGTTGTTCAGTCGGCGCACCCATCAATCTTCCTTGGGTAAAGTCTCCGCCTTGCGCTGCAAGTCTTGCTTGCTGATATGCCATTAAATTCGCATAATTCCTCTGTGCCATAGCCTCATCAAAATTAGGATTTCTGATTATGTCAATTGGAGATAGAGCAGGACCCATTATTTTTCTTGCTGGATCTGGAGCTGGACCCATTATTTTTCTTGCTGGATCTAATTTTTGTGCTGGTTTTCTTGCTGCCATATTAAATTACCTGTGGTTGGGGCTGTTGTTGCATCGCTTCTGGGGGCAATTGCTGCCCCTGCTGTTGCGCTTGAGCCTTGCCTGCATCGCGAAGTTGTTTCTGGATAGCACGAGATGTGTTGGGGTCAACTTGCTCTAACGCCTGCAAGTGTTGTTGTAAATGTGCCATCAGAACTTGCATTGCGCTCTGATCGACCGCTTGTTGTCGCTGTTGAGCCGCTTGGTTAAACGCGAAGAGAACGGATATATGCGCTTTGTGGTCATCGCTAGGCTTGATGGCAACGGGAAATCCAGTCGCAAGCATGGTCGCAATTTCAGTCGCTTGATCTTCAGCTTGATCGCCAGAGGCTGCGTTAGGATCTTGGAAGAGTCTACGGACCAGCGAGGGATCGTCTTGTTCAAGCACCGATTTAACCAGTTCGCCTTGGTTGATGTAAACATTATTTTGGAACATCTGCATCCGCGCCACTGACTTCTGCAAGGCAAATTGGCGGTTGATAAAATCCAACCCACCCTTTGGTTCAATGGAGTACTCATCATGAATGCCTTCTGGTGGCATTGAGCCTGTCTCTTCAGCATACCGATACATCAAGTCTTTCTTGTTGTACTGCGTGTAAAGCGACCAGCACTGCTTGAAGAGATGGGATAGCCCCATCCTAAACATACGATTGCGTAAATCACCAGACGCTGCTGCCTGCGACTGTAAGGCTTGAATTTCGGTAGCAGTCTTGCGATCTGATACTTGGTACTGCGAGCCTGCGCCAAAGTCTGGATTGCCCATCCGTTGCTCAGAAAGCAGACGCTCTTCGAGCATCAGTTTCTGGAAGTCGAAGGGAGGCTGGCTAAACTGAACTGGCTTTAAGCCTTGGGGCAGGATCTGCCCAGGCTGCATCTTTAAGTTCGCTGTGTTTAGCGAGATAGGATTCTGTGCTTCAAAGACGGGTCGGTTGGCCAGTTCCACGTAGTCGCTCAAAGAATTTTTGAGCTTATTTAAGAGGTTCTCGTTCGGGAGCAGGATTTCTGCTACGCCTCTCGGACTGTACCAACCGCCCCCTGTTACCTCATAGGGGAAATCTACGAAAGGTGGTTCGCCGTGGCGGTAAGGCAATGTGAAAGGTTTGCGTACATCTTCGGTTACAACCAACGGGCTATAAGTTTCGACTTTCCATCCATCCTCGGATGGAGTGTACATCTCCCAAAGGATAATACGGTCGTTCTCAGCTTCCTGAGTAATTCCTTCACGCCTGTAAATCTCGTCTTGAATCTCACTTCGTAAGCCCACTGATTTCGAGGGTTTACCAGAAATTGTTTTGATAAAGTTCTCATCCTGCTTGTACAAGGGATTTGCCTTATAGGAATCGACACTCGTTGAGATGATGTGAACAATGAAATCGGCATCTTTGAACTCCTTAGTATAGGAAGGAACGATGATATGGAAAGGGTCAATCGCTTCAAACTCAATTCGCTTCTTGTCATCGTTCCAAATTACCTTGGACACGCCACGCCCATAAAGAAGCAAATTGTCAATCACCGAAACAATCTCTTTCTGAAAATTGGTGCGCTCACGCATATTGTAATCAAACCAACGCTCGGCTGATACGGTCAGCGGGGTTAGCTGCTGGCGCATCGGCACGAAGCTGGAAAGAATGTCGTTACCAATCGCGCTGTTGACGAAGGAAGGCTTTAACTTTTCAATGGCTGTGTCGATTAGCTGGACGTGCAGGTCGGCGGCTGTAGGCCAAGGCTTGACCTTACGGCGAACGCCAAAGTAGCGAGCTTGATAAAACAACCGTTGGCGGTTCTCCCACGTCTCTCGCTGGTTAAGTGCCTCGATGATTCTTGTGTAATAATCTGTACGGCGTGTATCTTTAGCGTTCATTTTTGTCTTTCTCTGCTCAGTTCAAACGATAGATCGTTGACGTAATGTAAAGCACGCTTGGCCCAAGCGCGAACTTTTGGATCAGCAGTACGGACAGAAGAATAGTTTTCATCTTGCATTAAGGACTCAACTGCCCCTGTCGTGTTTGTCACTGGTGTCGTTGTTGCGCACCCACCAAGAATCACCACGCAGATCGCGCTCAATAGCATTGCGGTTATGCTTCCACTCACCTTCGATGTTTTGCGTTCGCTTTTCCTTCCAATTTGGAATGAGGCGAAACACGGCTGCGATGATCTCAAGGATTGCACGCAGCACAAATAAACTTATTTAATATTCAAACCGACTGTCTTCAGAAAGTTGACGATCTTTTCCAAGAATGAATCGTCGGCGGGGGTCGGTGTGAGCTTAACAATGATGCGAGCAGCAAGAACGATGCCACCAACAGCGGCTACGATCTCTTGCCAATTAGCGGTAATCCAGTTCCATATATTCATAATGTTTATCCTCCTGGGTCAAATCCAGCCATGACGGGGTCGTGTGCCACCATCATTTCTTGAAGTGACTTCCAAGTTGGACGCTCTATCTGAAATGTCAAGTCAAGACCGCTATTTGAGCTGCTGAGGCACAAGGCCAGCGCGTCAGCCCTATCGGGTGAGGCTATGCCTCTGGCACGCATTGAGTCCTTAGACTCCACGCCAAGCTTGCCCTTGCTGTTGGTAATTGTGCGCCTGCAAGTCAACTGCGCTGTCAAGTCCTCATCCTCTGGCAGTATGATCTCAGCATCCTCAATCTTCTTTGCCATGTTGTACCACATCTCAGCCGATCTGTTGGTATACGCATTGTTGTCATACGCCGTAGCCCCAAAGTTTACCCTGTTGACTACCCAGCCAGACTCAGCCAGCGCATCGCACATAACCATTCCCATCCCGCTTGCGTCAGCGTAGATATTGTTGGCCTCCAGCCCAGCCTTCTTAAACTCGACTATAAACCTGCCTACTGCTGCCATCGTATCTTTCTCACGCCAAGCAATCATAGGTAGGATCTTGTTGCCGTCACTTATGCAGATCACGTTCTGATCGCCACCCGCTGCAAAGTCCACGCCAGCTATGCGTGTGCTTGGCCTAAATCGTGGTGGGGTGTTATGGCAGTTTTGTAGCTGAGTGAGGTTGATGACCAAGCTTTCTGCGCCTATGTCGACAAACTCGCCGTAGATCATGGATCGGGTCAGCGGGTGCTTCTCGCCGTAACGCTGGGTTACTTCGTCAATTTGAGCTTGCGTGATGTGGGGGCAGTCAAAGGCTGTGACTGCGTGCTTTGACCACATACTGGCTTCCTTGGTGAAGGCGCGATAGAACGCGCCGCTAGTCCCGCCTGGGCTGGATGCGATTAGCAGCCTAGTTGGTTGACAGCGGCTGATAGCCTCAAACAACGGGTCGGCTACGGTCTTGGCTTCGTCTACTACCATTAGCAACGGATGGTATTCGTGGTCCTCGGCGTGCCAGCCTTCAGCACGCCCTGGGTCAGTCGCTGAGTAGCCTATAATGCGTGATGTGTTGCCGTTGGGGTGGAGGTAGCGGATCTCGCCAGATGTGACCTCCCACGCACCGCCAAGCTTGGCAATGTGATTGCGCAGGCTAGGCCAGAGTTGGCTTTCGACTTGGCGGAAAACTCCCGCTGTGGTTACGGCGATGGAACGCTGGTAAACGAGCGCGTGCCATATCAAAATAGACGAAATGACGGTGCTGGTCTTGCCAGAGCCGTTGGCTGCACGCAGGGCTACGCGACAGTCCTTTGCCTCTAAATCGCGCAACACCTTTCTTTGCCAATCATAAAGATTGATGCCCAATACGTTAGCGGCGAATGCGGCTGGTTTGGCAAGGTCTTCCAATATCTCTTCTTGACTGCGTTTTGGAGGCTTTGGCATGGGTGATGTTTAAGACCTCTTTTTGTTTTGAGCCACAATAATTTGGGGGGGTATATGCGTATTAAACGGGGGCTGGGG